ATGGCCTATAACCGCAAGACAGCTATAGATGGCGTTAATCGCCCACACCTTTATGTATCCAACCGTTGTCAAAACATTATCCAAGCGTTCCAAGAGTACACAGCCGAAGGCGGCCCCGACGAAGCGTGGAAAGACCCCATCGACGTATGTCGTTATGCTGCCATTGATGGAATCCAATTTGTTAAGGAAAATAAGTATGATGTATCAAAAATTAAAGGAGGCTATTAAATGAGTGCTATTCGTATCACAGACTTGGCTAAGGAACTAAACGTTTCTGTAAATGAGCTTATGACGCTTAAAACCACTAAGCTCGATGCTACAGACTACAAGGGCGTTGGTAAGAACACATGGTTTAACGATGCTGGCATTGCCAAGATTCGTCTAGCCATTGACATCCCATTGGCTGTCCCCAATCAATTTGTTGGCATGGTGCTGTCTAATGCCAAGAATCCTAATTGGGTGTATTGTGAGATTGTTGGGATTGGCGGCAAGAAGCCTGTAGCAATCCCACGCCGCTTGCGTGGTAAACTGCTTAATAAGCGTATTCCAATTCACGCCATCACTGATGCCACGGGAACAACCTATCGCCATGCGCTCCTCACAGGATATAACCAATAACCCTGAGTGGATTGCATCGCAAACGGATAGGCTCCTTGGGTTTGAGGTGCTGACTAAATTAGTTACCTCCGACCCACGCCCTATTCCTCCCGGCTCTCTCGCTGATAAAATCGGGATGCATAAAGGATACTCTCACACCATTCTGTCCGACATTAGAACCCGCCAATTAAATGGATAATACCGACAAACAAGAAGCCCTGACGTATGCCAGCAAAGAACCAGACATCACAGTGCTGCGTTCTGCGTATGAACAAACTGTTAATGAACTAAGTAGCTTCTTTGACACTTGCCGTAGCAGCTATGATGACCGTCGCAATTATTGGCCGGGTAAGAGCCGCGACCTACGCAAGCATGGGGCTGATGCGTTTCCTTGGGAGGGTGCGGCAGATACAGAGGCTCACGTTATTGATGAGCGTATCAATGCTTATGTGTCTATGTTTATTTCGTCCATGTCTCGCGCAAACATCCGCGCCTATCCTGTAGAGATTACCGACATTGGACGCGCCAAGATTGTTAGTAGCTTCTTAAAGTGGATGATGAGTACTTATATTCCCCGTTTTAAGAAAGAGATGGAACTTGCCGCCAATTATTTATTGGAACGCGGCGTTCTCATCACCTATGTAGGCTGGCAACGTGAAAACAGCACCTACTTACAAAAATTAGACTTAGCGCAACTAGCTCAAGCCGACCCGAATCTAGCCAAAGCTGTGTTAGAGGGAACTGCTGATAATCAGCTCATTGAGATGCTGCGCTCTGTCTACCCTCAAGTGTCTGATAAACGTGCCAAACGTGCTTTGAATGAACTCCGCAAGAAGGGTGTTGCTGAGATTCCTGTTGTGCGCCGCCAGATTGACTGTCCTCTAGTCAAAACCCTTAGCCCTGATGGGGACTTTTTCTTCCCGTCCTACGTTACAGACCCACAGCGTTCGCCCTATTGTTTCTGGCGCACCTATTACACAGCTCAAGAGCTACAGAATAAAGTGGGTACAGAAGGCTGGGATAAAGAATGGGTGGATTATGTCATTGAACATTATCGCGGCGTTAAAGTAAACGCTATTGAAACAGAACTTAATGGCCGCCGCAACTATGGCTTCACTAATCAAATTTATGAGGCCAATGAACTCATTGAAGTGATTTATGGCTACCAACGCTTAATTGACAAAGAGGACAACTCGGAAGGTATCTATTGCACGGTGTTCCATCGTGACTTAGACCGCCCAAAAGAGTCGCAAAATGTGCCTGCTTATGCCAAATTTGAGCTAATGAATGGCTACGAGGATTATCCTGTTGTTGTTACACGGCTCTTTGAGAACAGCAAGCGTCTGTACGATACACAGAATATTTCTGACCTATTGCGCGGGATTCAATGGCAAGTGAAGGTTGAACGCGACAGCCGCATTGACCGCAACAGCATGGCTACGCTGCCTCCTGTGCTGCATCCTGTAGGCAATGAACCCAAAGATTGGGGTCCAGGACGTTACGTTCCCTATCGCCGCGCTGGTGAGTTTCAGTTTGGCCCTATCCCGCAATACAATCCGGGTTCTGTAGAGATGGAGAACACTCAGCTCAAGACGGCTGACAATCTTGTTGGCCTAGACTCAACTAATCCTCTGTCGTCTATTAAGCAGCAGTTCTTTGTAGATAAATTCTTAGGCCATGTTAAGGAAGTAATTAAGATGTCCTTCAAGTGCTATCAACGCTTCGGCCCAGATAGCGTATGGTTCCGTGTTACAGGTGTGCCTGACCCACAGCGGTTTGATAAGGGCAATCCCGATGAGGACTTTGACATCATGATTAATTTTGATGTCCTCAACACTGACCCAGAGACACAAGAGGCAAAGCTCAATCAGCTTGTGTCGTTATTGCAGCTCGACAAGAATGGCCGCATTAATGTGGATGCTCTGTTGGACATGGCGGCTGCTGCGATTGACCCAATGTTGGCCGACGCTATTTTGCAGCCAGCCGAACAAGCACAGCAACAGGTGGTCAAACAAGTAACCGATGACCTTACAAAAATCTCGTCCGCTATTGAAATGCCAGCCCGTCCAAATGGCGCGCAAATTGCGTTGCAAGTCATCACCCAATACGCCCAGCAGCCAGACGTTTCCCAGCGATTGCAGCAAGACGAAGCCTTCAAAGCCCGTCTTAAAAAGTATCATTCACAATATATCTTCCAAATGCAGCAAATGCAGAACGCCCAGATAGGCAAGATTGGGACGCAGCCTGCGGCTGTTGGTCAGATGAATACTCAGCAGATGGCACAACAGTGAACCAGCCAATGTTTAATATGAACTTTGCCCCACAGCAGGGGCCAGCTCCAATGGCTGCCGTTGCAGCTACCCAGCAAGCTACCAAGCAAGCTACCAAGCAAGCTGCTCCTGCTCCAGATTTTGGGCAAGGCTTATACGAACAAGTGCGCCTGCACGAAGGTATCCGTGAATACGCCTACGAGGACACTGAAGGCAATCCCACCATTGGCATTGGCTTTAACTTAGCCGACAAGGACAATAAGAAGATATTGGCTAGTATGGGCTACAATGTTAAAGAAGTTATTGCTGGCAAGATTAGACTTACGGAGCCTGTAATCAGAGAACTTTACAACACCTCGATTGCTAAGGCTACCAAGGATGCTAATAATTGGATTCCCAATCTTTCGGAGCAGCCAGAAGATGTCCAGAAGGCTGTGATTGATATGTCATTTAACTTGGGCGCAACTAAGCTGGCTGGCTTTGCCAAAACCCGTGCAGCCTTGATTAACAAGGATTACAAAGAAGCCTCTAAACAAATGATGGATAGCAAATGGGCTAAACAAGTGGGCCAACGTGCCAACACGCTTTCTGACATGGTGCGCTCGGCCAAATAATCTTTATGCAAAAAGACCTTGTATTCCTAAGCAACTTCAAGCCGTTTGGCGAACTGCTCAAGCAAATCCAAGAGATGAGAGAAGATGCTATTAGCTCTCTGCTGGAGGCCAAGACAGAACACATTCAGCAAATTAGTGGGCAGATTATTGCTTTTGACAGCATCTTGCAGCTTACAGAAGCTAGAGACGTTATTAAGAAGACAGATAATCTTCCTTAATAGGGGTAGCCTTACACATGGCCTTTTCTCGGCGGCCATGCAGCTCATAGTTTTTAATTAATCTATTTGCGGCTTACAGCTTAAAATTAAAAAGAAACAAGAAAGAAAAACAGAGTATGAGACTAAATCTAGCCCCTTGTCAAGCAAATAATTTCATTTCTTGTATTCCTCGACTGAAACTATTTTTATTCCACGGAAGTTCTGCTTCACGGAAATGATGGCTTTTTGAGCGTCTGCTGCCCAAACGGGCATCTCGCCAGCACACAACACTTCGGCATCATTGGGCAATCTGTCGTTCCCAGAACGGAGATATTGATTCCATTTAATCTGGTAGCGGTTCATCGTTGTGGGGTTTTTAGCTTAACGTCCCCTGCCATCCAATACGGGGGATTCTCACGGCTATACTTAAAGATGCTATGTTCTGGGATGATAAGTTCTCCCTTATGGCGGCGCATACTCTTGGCAATGTAATAGTGTTCTGGGGCAACCCAAGCATTTGGGTTCGTGCTGTAGTGGTTTATTACAAGGCTTTGCATAACATAAATATATGAGATAGATTAACATAAATACGTCAAGCATCAAAAAGTGTGGTATTATGTGCCTATCGACTTCGCTGGTCGTTAACAAGCGGCACAAACCTATGTCTGATGAAGTAACTGCACCCAACGCTGGGGGTGCTGATAGTAACCCAGTGGTAAAGTCCAACATTACAATGGCAGAACTTGCACGCCATCGTATTAGCCAAAAGACCCAAGGGCAACCGCCCTCGGCTCCTACGGCTTCAGAACCCAAGCTAGAGGAGCAACCAGAGCGTAAAGCTGAGATGACTAAAGAGAGTGTCCCAGCCCAAGCAAAGGAAGCCCCGAAAGCAAAGGATGTTCTTTCAAACGAAGTTGATCTAGAGAATATGTCAGAAGCGGAACTGCGCGAACTATCTGAAAAGCTAGGTTCGCGTGCCGTGGCCCGATTTGGGGAACTCACTGCTAAACGCAAACACGCCGAAGAACAGCTTGCTGCCCTTCGGAATGAGTTAAACAATCGCAATAACAGCGACCCACTCGCTTCTGAGAAAACCAAAGACAATCCCTATGCGTCTATCAAGACCCTTCCCGACCTACAGGCTAAAACCCAAGAAGTCGATGAGGTGATTGAATGGGCCGACGATGTGCTATGGAACAATGAGCATTTGGCGGCGGATGACGTAGTGGCAACAGTGAACGGTCAGGAGTTGACAAAGCTACAAGTGCGGAAAGCCCTGCG